TTGCCAGTCTTTGCCCATCTTGCGCCTGATGTAAGTCAGCATATCTTTGCGCTCAACGCTGATGGCTTTTTGCAATGCGGACTTGAGACCGTTGATTGTGCTGCCATACCAAACGCCGTGCGTGATGCTGGCTTGTGGATTTACTGGGTTGCTTCTGCGCTCTGGCTTGGCGCTACCTTTAAGGCTGAAGCCTTTTTTGTTGCGCGGCACTCTAATGGCCTTGATGTATGGCTTTAGGTCGGCAATGCAGCCATACCAAGCGCTTTTTAAGAAGTTGGTGCCTTTGGTGCGGTAACGCACAGCGCGGCGCTCTGACCTTTGCATTGGGCGCCCTGACAAGCCTTTCTTGCCTCTCTTGCCTCGGTTGTAGTTGGTCAAGATTGCGGCCAATGGTGCGCCTGGCGCAACGCGTGAGGCGCCTTGCATCTCTGCGCGCACGTTGCTGGCCTTGGCGCTCGGTGTGTAGCGTGCGGCCTTCATAGCCAGGTTGGCGGCGCGTTGATTTACTGATTCCACCCAGGTGCGGCTTGAGAGTGATTGATACTTGAGCAACACGCGGTTGAAATCAGCCATGTCCATGGCAATGGTTGTTTTGGTGCCTGGAATCATTGCTTTTTCATAAGGCCAAGCTCAAAGCTCGCATCGTTGGTCAGCACTTGCTGAATCTTGAACCGTTTGCCGCCCTTGGTGAGCGTGGCGCCAACAATTGGTTTAATACCAGCATCAGCCCACTGTTTGCGGTTGGTGGTCAACGTCAGGTCGTAACCCTCCAAGATGCCACCCTCTTCGAGTTCCTTGGTCTCTGTGTTGCCGCTCTCAACGCATCGCAACACGTTGCCATGGTATTCGAAAATGCTGCCGGCAATGCGCTCTAGGTCAACTTGCTGCTCATACAGAAGCCGCGAGCGGTGATGGCCTTGCTCAATTGTCTCACTGTCGGCCAAGGTGCCAGAGTTGGTTTGAAATGCGTCCACTCTGAATGTGCCGCTGCCATCTGGCACGTTTAGCGATACAGTGGCGGCATCCACCCATCCTGAGTTATAAACCTGCACAGTGTATGCTTGGGCGCCAAACTGCGCACCGTCAGCAGTCACGCGGAAAATGCGATAACCGCTTGCGATGTCGGCAAACTCATAAGCGCCATCTGTCAGCGATACGGTTGACCAGGTGGTTGGCGCTGCGCTTGTGGCGGTTTCATATAACCAACCTGCGCGAGTGTTTATGATGCGAGCGTCTGGCATTTAAAAAACCCAGGCGAGCAGTTGCCCGCCGCGCCTGGGTGTGGGTGTGGTGACCTAGCGAACGGATGCAGCAAATTAGGCGCTGGCCTTTTTCTTGGCCTTGGCTTTTGGCTTGGCGGCGTCAACCTTGAGGTCTGCGCGCTTCCAATAAGGCGGCTTTCTGTAAACGCTTACCCCGCTGTATTTGCCAGACGGGTTTTCGCGCTCAGCGATAAAAGCGGCCTTGCATGTGTCGGCGTCTCCCATAGCAATCAGCTCAGGTGAGCCATCAGGCAAAAAACCTATTGTAAATGAAGTCTTGAATATCATGGTTTTGTTATTGGTCGGTGATTCTGATGAGTGCGTTTTGGTTGCCAACTGAGCACCCATAGAGGATGCCAACAGTTAGAAACCATTTACCCAGGGTTGGGTTATAAAATTTGCGCGTTTGGAATGGCAGGCCCGTCCTTGGCTCTATGTTGTCGATGATTTCAACATTGCCGTAGAGCGGGCGCGCTATTTGGCGCGCTGCAATGCAGAGCGCGCTTGGGTGGCAGTAAAAGCCTTGCAAGTTGTTGCTGGTCGGGATGTCTTGGTATTCGGCCACACCAAATCCGTGAATGGTGGAAAGCTCGCCCTCTTGGATTGGCTGCGCTGTGCCATAGGCGCTGGCGTCAATGATGCCGCCGTCTTTGCTCAGGCTGGCCGTATAGGACGGGTTGAGCATGACGGTCCTCAATGACCGTGGGCATCCATTGGTGGTCAACGTGCTGGCGGCGTCTGCCAAGTCATCACTGTCATAATTTGCGGCAGTCCTGACTTGAGAGGCGCTGAATGCGGCGGGTGTTATGAGGCCCAATAAATCGTCGGCCACTGCTTTTGCGGTGGCATCTATTGCAGGGCGCAAAAAGGTGCGCTCTAAAATTGTTGGGCTCTTGAGTTTTGAAATCTCAAGGTCTGAAAATGACATTGAGAAGCCTTTATAGCTCGATAAGGCAATCTCAATTGATGTGGTCTCCACATCGCTGGCGCTGTAGCCAGTAGACAAGTCTTTAACTGTGACCGAAGAGGGAACGCGGGTCACTGTGCGGTCTCCGCGCTCCCTGACTTCGGTTGAGAAGTTGCGACTCACAAGCGAAAAGGCGAAAAAGTTGGAAGATAGCAAGTCGAGCATTTGCTCGCTTACCGCTTCCAAATAGACGCCGCTTGAGAGTGCGTTTGCCATAAGCCTAACTTACGCAGACTTGATGCGCTTCAGTGCAGCAGCGTTACCAACTGCCACACCGTAAAGGACACCCATGGACAAGTAATGTTTGCCGGCGGTGTTGTCATACCAGGTGCGGAGCTGTATAGGCAGCCCAGTAGATGGGTCTTGAATGTCGGCAACTTGAACGCTTCCATCAGAAGGCGCAGCAGGCTGGCGAGCTGCCAAACACAAAGCGGAAGGATGCAGCGCAATGGCAGCAAGGTTCTCGCTGTTGGTAGGGATGCCGGTGTATTCATACAGGCTGAATCCATGCACGCGCTGCGCCGCGTTTTCCTGCACGCCGGCTGCGGTGCCGTAGCTAGAAGCATCCTGGACGATGGCATCCTTCTGGATGCTGGCGTAATAGGAAGGCGGCAGAATCAACGCGCGCTCGGACTTTGGCACTTTGGCGGTGGTCAAGTCGGCTGCCAGGTCGGCCACTTCATCGACGTCGAAGTTAGCGGCAGTGATAACCTCGTTGGCGCTGAAGCTTGAATTTACCACCAAAGCCAAAAGGCTATCCATTACGGCGTCGAGGGTAACCTCTAAGGCCGGAGCAAGAAACACGCTAGACAACCAATCAAAGTTGCCAGCCTTTGACACTTCCATGTCCGTGTACGCAGCAGAATGCCCTTTAAAATTAGTAAGGGAGACCGTCACCGCACTGCTACTGACGTCTTGCGCAGTGTAACCGCTGGACAAGTCCACTGCGGTCATGCTGGCTGGCACGCGGGTGGTTACAGATTCGCCAGCACCGCTGATGTCGGTTGAGAAATCACGAGCAAAAGCGCGCAATGGGTGAAACTGAGTTGAGAGGTAGTCGAGCGATTGCTCGGCGATTTGGGCAATGTTAATGCCCCCAAGTGTATTGGCCATTTGTTAGAGTCTTTCTTTGATGTTTTTGAGGTAGAAAGCGCGGCGCTCCTGGCGGTCCTCAATGGCGTTATACTGCTGCCACAGGGTGTCCATAGATGCTTCGGGTGCCGGCTCTTCGGTGGCTTCTTCAACTGGTGCCTCAACGCCAACAGATGCGGCGATTTCAACCGCTTTGTCTGCTGCGCTCATCTTTTGCTCCTCAAGAAGTAAATTGGCTTCTTCAAGCAACTTGATTTTGCTCTCAAGTGCTTCGATGTCTTCGGCGTGTTGTGCGCCTAGTTTGGCAACTTCTTCAGCGTGGCTTGCTGCCGCGCCTTCAATCTCTGCCTGTAAGTTTTTGTTTGCCTCGGTGGCGGCTTCCAGTTTGCCCGATAGGCTTGTTAGCTCGACGTTGGCCTTCACTAAATCAAGGATGGTTTTCATGTTGTTTTGTTGTGAATTGTTTAAAGGTTGGTCATTAGGGCGATGACGTCATTGATGTCGTCCACCACGCCGTCAGCAAGGCCGGCCTCAATGGCTTCCATGCCCTCGTATACTTGGCCGGTCATTGATGCGTCTGGCACGCTGCGCTTGATGTTGATGTCGCCCTTAAATCGGTCGTGCCATTTGTTGACGTTGGCTTGCAGGCGCTCGCGCGCCTCATCGCTCAATGGTTTGAAGTCGGCATAATCAAGTTTGTTGTCGCCAGCGGCGATGGCGTTGACTCGCAAGCCTTGGTTGCGCAGATATTCGCTTTGGTCTAGCAAGGCGATATAAACGCCCACGCTACCAACCTCAGCGCTTTGACTGAGCAACACACTGTCGGCTTGGCTGGCTATCCAGTAGGCCGCGCTTGCGGCGGTTCCTTCCGTATAGGCCACAAGCGGCTTTTCAACGCGGCGCATTTTGGCGGCAAGCTCTGGCAATCCCGTAATGGTGCCGCCAGGCGAGTCAATGTGCAGCAAGATGGCGCTTACATTCGGGTTGGCGTCTGCCTCGGCCAATTGGGTGGCAATGTCGTC